TAGCATCTCGGATGGTAAATTTCCAAACGCCTTTCATACTAATTGTTTCTTGTTTTTTCATATTTTTAGCTTATATTAGCCCAATCTTGAGCCATTAGTTATAAAAACTCTGTCTGTATCACCACTACCCTCGCCACCCCAAATGTATGGCCCAGCTACAAAATCAACATCATAATCAATACTCTGTGCAGTCAAACTTTCTCCGACACTAATAGCTTCTGTCTGTGGATTATGTGTTAAGCTACTACTAGTCGCATCTGTAATAGTAATCGTTTCATCAGCTCCCTCAATCAAATTCAAAACCTTTTTCACATTATTATCTAATCGTTTATTTTTAGCTTGTAATATATCTTGTAAAATCTCAATCATTCCAATAGTTCTTGTAGTAACTAACGACACTCTATATTTCAAAGTATCCTCTGTATGCATCCCAATAGTTACCTTATTTATTATAAAAAATTCATCAATATTTCTGGCAGTACTATTTATTCTCAACTGTTGACCGGATCTCAAACCATCCTTTTCAGTCATAAAACTTCCCTCACTAATAGTTTGTGAATATCCAATCAATTCAGCACTAGCTCTCTCAATAGCACCCTCTCTTGAATTTATCGTTGGATCATTAATATAATAATGATATTCACCATTTCCACCCTCTGCACTCACCATACTTTCAATAGATGCACGATTATATTTTTTAATGATCACTGGCAAATAAGGTCTGCCAACAATCGCAAGATCTGCCAAATTACTTGGTGTATCTGCTTTCTTAAACTTCAAAACCTTTTCATCTCTATTCCATAAAGCATCATAATCATCCGGATCAGCAGAAAAATCTATGCCAACATTTAATATAGTTGCTGATAAAGTAGCTTCAAAATCATCAAATTTATAACCTAGATTATATATAAAATCCGTTCCATTACACTGAATATCAGATGTTAAAGTGCTTCCTAAATATTCTCCTCCCTCTACAATCACCACATTTTTAATCTGTGTATTATCTCGTCTTATTGTTAAGCTATCAAAAATATAACTTCCATCATCATCATTCAGATCATATGGCGCAGGATTTGTTTCTTTGTCAAAAAAATGAATATCCTTATCATAATCCACATACCAATCATAATTAAACATATTAGCCAACACTTTCAAACACTGCGAAATCGGTTGATAATTAAAATTAATATACTGAACATTATCCGTTACCGATACATTATTTGTAGTAAATCCAGCCGGAGCATATCTACTAACTAGATCAGCAATAATAGCTGACAAAGTTTGATTTTGATATACTTCTGTTACTAACTTTCCATCCAATAATCTCGTATAATCAGTACACATTATCTTAAATCCCTCTATTTTATATGCTTCCGGTATTTCATCAATTTCAGTAATAACACCACCAAAAATTTCAGTAGCTCCATTCAGAATTGATACATCATTTCCCAACTGTGGTCGGTATGTAGTATCTCCATATGTTCTTATAAAAAACTCTGCTTTATCAACTCTATTTGTCAAAACATTTTGGATTTTCAAACTTTTCCAGTCAACCCTCCTACTCCTATCAATTGAATTTATATTTACTATAACAGCCATATTATATTCGCATATTTTGTTTAAGCACTCCAACTAACTTATCACCAAATCTCTCTGCACTATCATCATCTAAAAATGTATTACCACTAATATTTAATGTAATACTAGCACCTCCACCTCCATTCGGGATGATCCGAGTACCAGCCGGAAATTGAGCTAATTCCGGTCCTCTCTCTCCAACCAAAGTTGTTTCCCCAGCCTGAACAATACCACCTCTAGCACGACCAATTGCTTGTCTAGCATTTAATACTTTACTAGCAATCCCACCAATAGCACTATCAGCCATTGCAGCCTTTGCTCTCCTCAAAGCATCAATAACATTATTAATAACTTGAACAATTTTGTCATAAGCGATAAATACATAAGATAATCTAGTTGTCATCTGATCCCATCTTTTACTAACACCATCTGCATAATTTGATAATACATCCATTATCTTAACAACCATAGGTAATATTTTATTACCCAGATCCATCATGGCAACATTATATTTATTTTTCAAAATCTTAAATTGGTTCTCTGTTGTTTCGGATTGTTTTTGAAAAGCAATATCAACAGCAGTACTGTTACTTTCCATCTGCTCAAAAATAGCATTAGCATTTTCACCAGTTTCGCCAGTCAACATTAACACAGCATTTAACGCTTCAACAGATCCAAACATTTTAGCAAGTGATATTCCATTATCCTCTGCCACTGTTTTTAATTTAGCAAAAGTAGCAGTTAAGCCATTTGCATTTAATTCAGCTTGTAGATTTGTAATATTCGCAGCACTCATAGCTTCCTCCATCTCCTTTGTTGGCTTTAGCATACTAGATAATGACGATCTAATTTGAGTATATGCAACACTAGCTTTTAATCCGGAAGTAGTCATGGCAGAAGTAGCAGATATTAAATCATTAAATTGTATTCCCATTTCATTCGCAAGTGGAGCAACCTGACCAAACCCCTGTGCTAATTCAGATACAGTAGTTTTACCACTTTTTACAGCCAAAAAGAATGCATTTGATACTGCATTAGCATTTTCAGCATCAATCTGAAAGGCATTTAATGCCGAAGTTAAAATATCAGTAGCTTCCGAAGTTTCACCAAGCCCAGCCACAGCCAATTTTTGAGCTGCATCCAAAACCTTAACAGCTTCTGTGGCATCAGTAATTCCAGCAGATACAATTGAATAAGCAGATGCACCAAGATCATCTGCACTTTTTGGAGATGTTTTAAGAAGTTGTTTTATACCCTTACTCATTTTATCAACTGACTGACCACCATCATCAAAAAGAGTATTTACATCACTCATCATACTTTCAAAATTCGCAGCCTGTTTTACAGCATCCACTCCAAGCTTAACACCAAACGCAGCCACACCAGTCGCAGCCACTTTACTCGCAGTGCTTAATTGTCCCATAGACGCACCAGCCTTTTTGAAAACACCTGATGCTTTATCCACTGCTGATATCACTACTTGTATTTTTTCAGTTGCCATTTTGTTTATCGTTAAGTTTTTGGTTATAGTAATCTGCTCGTTTTTTATCAGTAATGAAATTAATTAGCCATAATGGCTGATCCATATATTGCTGATAAGTCCATCCCAGTTCTACACATATCAGTGCTGATTGCAACTTGTCATCATGTTTACATGTTCCTCTCTTTAACAATCCCTCGTATAAATTATTTAATTTTTTTTTACTTCCATCTCTGCTTCTGATAATTTACCAATCTCTGCCAATATATCTTTCAATACAGATGCATTACTTTCTAATATAGTATTTAGTATATTTTCCTTACTATCATTAAAACTATCTACATATTGAATAATAGTTGCATTTTCTGTATTTTGTGTCATTTTAGCCAATAATTCTCCTGATAATGTTTCCTCTAATTGTTCTTTAGTCAATTTTAATCCCTCAAAAGTAGCATTTTCAATAGCTCTCTGTTCATTAGCAGTCAACCAAACCTTTAACTGATATTTATATCCCTCTCGTTGAATTGTTTTTAATTCACGCTCCATATTAGTATGATACAGTTTCATTAATTAAATAACAGCTATTAATAGTATTCCCATTAGTAATATCATGCATAGCCTTAAACGAAATTGTTTGTGCCATAACATCATCATTTTCTCTAGCAACTTCCCAGCTCTCAAATTCAACTCTTGAAAGATCTAATCTAAAAGTTGGATTTGAAGTAGCTCCAACAGTTGCATCACTATTTACTAACTCAATTCTCATAGCTCTATAAGTACCATCAAGCATATAATTTGCATAAGTACGATCATCATAAAGTAACTCTAATTCTCCACTGATACTAATAGCTTGGTTTAATATATCCTCCGGCTGTACAGTTCCTAAAACTTGATCCAGTAATAAACTTTTACTAATTGATACAGTTAAAGATTTTAATGATAATGCACTTGCAGCATCTAAATTTCCAGTCAACGCAGCAACCTTAAACGATAAGTGTCTACCTAAAAACTTATTTTCTGCTGTATAAGTAGCAGATCCAGCACTAGCCTGTGAAGATTTTGATTTGAAATCTACTGAAAATTTTACAACATCCTCCGGCACCATAGTTATCTCCATATTTTCAATCATGGCAAGTTCAAAAATGAAATCTCCATTTGGCTCATCAATATGCAAGGATAAACTATCATGTTGATTATCCTCTTGTAGTGTATAAGTATGTCTGTATGCAGTAGTTTCCTCAACTGCCGAACTAACAGTACCCAATAAAGCTAACAAGAATAATCCAAAAGATTTGTCTAATATTTCACCCTCAATTGTACCCTCTGCCCATTTTTGAGCAACCAAAGACTGGTTTCCCATTGAGTTTATAGTTCCATAAGAAAGAGCAGAATTAACTTTTGTTACTTTATCATCATACGATAAAGTTATTTTTGGCACCCAAAAATCAGCACTAACACCAATTCCTCTTGATGTTTCTTTTCCTATGCCTAGATTTGCTAATCTCCCAATTGCTTTACTCATATATTTTTATATTACTTAACTAATTAAATTGACATCTACTAATACTTTACACCGGACTGTTATATCAGCAAACCGATAAACAACTTGCCCCTCTATATAACCCCAATCTGATGGCAACGCTTCCAAGTTCATGAAAGTTTTACCAGTCTGATTGGTTATACCAGTTAAAGTATAGTTTTTATCAAAGTCATCTATAACAGTATCTACAAGCTCTCTCAATACCCTTTCAGCTTCATGATCATCTCTAGCAGTACGATCAACCAGTAACCTGATATTAAATGCATAAATCCTCGCATTTTCAGTAGTAGTATAATAATCACTTTCATTTCCAGATGCAGTAATTAACGCCACCGGATCACCTTTCATCTCCTCTGCTTCATGATCATATACATCAGCCAGTGCAGTATTAGCAATCAGTATCTCTTTAATTTTTTGATTAAGTTCTACCCACATATTAATGTATTACTTTTAATATAGATGTTTTTACAGATTTTCCAAATATTCTTTCTATTCTGCTTTGTGATCTCTCCATTCCCTCTTTCATGAATGGTCTTGCAGTCATTCTCCTAGTACCCTGATGAACATATAAAGCATAATTAGTCTTTGGTTGTACAATCGCACTCATACTTTTAACTGTTGTATAAATACTAGCTCTCAATCTTCCTGTATCAACCGGAGTAACTTTTTTAGCTTCACCCTCCACAATAAACGCAGCTTTTTTTAATGCATCAGGCATATTTTTATTAATAACCTGTGGCACTTTGATTATTTTCCTAGCCACTTCATCTAAACTTGGATTAAATGTCATTTTTACAGTCATGTTGTTCTTTCAATTAATACTTCTTGATAATCTATACAGCCCTCATTTCTTGCACTCACTCCACCTTTCCGTACTTTATAAAATAATCCATCACTATCTTTTAACCTATCACCCTCTTGAATATCAACCCCAGTATCAACCCATATTCTATAAGATTTGCCATACACCCCATCAATCAATCGTATTCTTTCAGCATCCAGTGGTTGTATATGCCCTGATGTAGATGTAACAGTAGATAATACCTGAACATTACCGCTAACGGCTGTCATACGGCTAATAACGACTGTTTTGCTTGAAAAGTGTGTAAACTTCATAATACTGGTACTCTATAATTATCTAAAATATTGTAAATTCCTAAAGCTTCTGCACTCTCATCAATAGTACCATAAACAAATTGAACATCCCCAACCTTTTCAGATTTTGTTTTTCCACCTTTCATTCTTTTTTGTAAAATATCTCCCATCAACTTTGTCGCAGCCAAGCAAATATCAGCCGGAGCAGTAGTCATTCCATAAGTAGCAGTTACTTTTAATCTCCTCTCACCTCTTGGCCAGTAGCCAATTCTATTATTACCAGCAATCAATACTAACCTATTTTTTACAGTTTTATTAACATTGTCATTCCATGGATATACACGATAATCCTCATTAACAGTGAGTGTTTGGTCATCATCACCATCAGCGTCAAGTATAGTTACCTCTGTTGGAGTTCCCTCAAAATTATCAATATAAATTTCAGTTCCACCATCACAATCATAATATCTAGTATCTGATGCAATATCTTTCCAGCTTTCATTTGTATAATTTTCAATCCAAGTATCAACAGCTAAAAACCAACTAGCTAAAGTAGCTGTAGCTATACTACTTGGAATATTTTCGCCTAAATAATCCTGCACCTTTGCTTGATTTGTATAATTTGCCATATTTTTTAGCTTTAACTTTTTTATTTGAAAAAGTAATCATCTTATCTCGCAACTCCGGAAAGACTTTATATTTATATTCTTGTAATTGTTCTCGCCAGTCTTGCATATTTATTGCTTATTTCTACTCCCCAAAAATGAGGAGTAGTTTAACCAATAAAGGTCTATGGTATTGTTACTAATGCAACTAAAGCACGATCATCCCATGCATTACCAGCAATACGAGTAACTACTCGGATTGCAGTTTGATCTTTAGTAAATGCAGTTTCAGTTTCTTGCGATACTTTAACTGTCATTCTCTTACGATCACCTAATGCATATGCTCGCTTGAAATCACCGAACAAAATGGATGCTTCACCAACATAATCATTCTCATATACTGGTTTGCCAAGCATACGATCCGGCTCACTATCCTTAACGGATGGTTGCCAAATATAAGCTCCATTTGTATCCTTTAGCTGGCGCAACTCTCTAACATTTGCTGATGCAACAACCCATTTGGCATTTTGCCTATAGGCTTGTCCTAGATCATAGTAAGTATTTATAATATCACTAAAATCCAAGTTACCAGCACAAGTGCGAGTTGCATATGTACCAGCAGTTACAGCAGTATTAATGCCAGTTGGTTGAGTTGTACCATTACCTGCTAAAATAACTCTATCCTCCTCATCCTTAATAGCATCACCAAACAAACTGATAATTGTTTTCACAACATCAATTTCTTGGCTATCCTCTATTAATTCATCAGATGAATAAAGAATTGCAGCAAGTTTTCTGGCAGTTAGTGTCCTCTGTGCGAAATGAGCAGTAGTAGTTGATTTGGTTTCATTTTCCGCAGTCCATGTAACTTTTGGTCTGCTTTCCAACATAGGGATGATCATTACATCTCTACGCATAGGGATAACAGTTACCAATGATCTCATGGTAAACGGTCCAATTAAACTTTTAATCAACTCTGCACGAAATTCGTCAGGAAACAAAAACCCACCATCCGCAGCAGTTCCCTCGGATAAGGCTTTGCAAACAGCTTTATCACCAGTAACCAGAGCGTGATAAAAACCCACGATCTTTTCATCAGCAGTCAATGAATTTTTATCAGTTAAATCCTTACCTTTAAGGATTTTGGCAATTGTGCCACTGACTTCTTTTTCTTGATTGCTACTGTTAAGCTTCATCTCTGCAACAATTTCTTTTGCAATAGACTTGCCTATGGCTTTGGCTTGAGCTTCTACATCTCCAACTGGTTCAGCCGGAGCTGGATTAGGAGTAGGTTCAGCAACCGGTTCTGCAACTGGTTCCTCAACAACTTCCTCTGCTGGTACTTCTGCCGGAGCTTCTGTACCCTCATCTTTGATGTAGTGTTTAACACCACCTATAACAATGTATTTTTTACTCATACATTTATTGTTTACGCTGTCTTAAAACTTCTCTCTTGATAAATCCTATAGATCCCTCAAGAGCCACAAGTGATTTTTGCAAATCAACTTGGCTACGACCTTTGTTTGCCTTTGGCTTTTTAACCTTTGGTAATTCTGTTTTAATTTCTAACTCTAAATCAGTACCCTGTATCAAATCAATTCCTTTCTCCGGTTCTTCTTTATTATCTGCTTCTAATACAGCAGATAAAGCACTCACTGCATTTTCTATAATTTTTCTATTCTTTTTTGATATTACTTTTCCCACTTTCTGATCAACTACAAATTCTTTTTTACCTAATACTGCTTCCATTTTAATAACTTCCATCAATATAACTAACATTTCATTCATTTTATCCAATACTTTCGTATTAACTCCATTTCTAGTAAATTCATTAATCATCCAATTAAGATGCTCAAGTAATATAGATAATCCTATTGTTTCCTCAACATCTTTTTGTTCCAATTCTTTTTTTGTCCAAGCAGTAAATACTTCTTTATCTAATTCAAATTCCTTATCTTTTTCTAAAGCTTTCTCAATAACAATGGCAGATGGATTGGCAGGAATAGGCACAGCACTAACTTCCAACAGTTCTAATCTAGTTTCCTGTTTACCATCCTCTTGTCTATTTATATGAGGAATAAAACCAACACTAAAAGATGTCATAATGCCCTCTTGATATAATTTCTTAACATCCTTTGCAAGAGCAGTAAATTCATGAAACACTGGCTCAAAAATTAGTCTTTTGCCATCTCGCCTGATATTTTTCACCAGCCCAACAGGTGGAGTATTATAATCATGAGCAAATTGTAACACTGGATTTTTCTTGAAATTCTTTAGATCCCAAGCATCAATAGGTAAACTTTCACCATGACGATCAACTGTTTCATCAGTTGCCACAGCTACCATTTTACCCTCAATTTTTTCTATATATGCTTTTAAGTTGATTTTATCCATATGTTTTATTTTATTTTAATTTTTCTATTTTATATTTAGACAATTTTAATCCCTCTAATAATTTGTCTTTTTCTTTTTTCAATTTTATTACTTTCTTACCATCAATATCTCTCAATTCAAAATCAACTTCTTTGGTATGTCTAAACTCTGGATCAGCATTAAAAGGTACTCTAATAGAGGTAACACCAGCATCTTTCAATTGCTGTTTTATATCTTTTTTCGTTGAAAATCCTTTTATTGAGTACATATTTTTAGTTTATTTTTTGCAACATTATTTGTGCAGATATAGGAGTATCAAATGATGCATCACCCATCCAATCAGTGGCTGCAGCATTGTCTGTTTTACCCTGTAATGTAACATAATCATTCGCAGCTAAATCAACAATAACTGTATTATATAAAGTAAAAGCGTAGGAAGCATTTTCTGATAGAACAGTACCACTTCCTAATACTTCTGAACTTCCATTTTTATACAACCTGATATAAGTGGTATGAACATTGCTATTACAAAACGCATTAACCATATAAGTAATTTTATATGTACCAGCCAAATCTACATAAACCCTGTTAGGATTGCTACCTGTGTCGTGTGTAATATTTACTTTGGCGACACTTCCACCAGTAAATTCTGTGTCAGTCCAACCAGCATTAGTAAACCCAGCTTGTTCAGCTGTTCTATAAATTATTCCGTAAGCTGTTTCACTAACTGCATCTATATCATTTATTAATAATTTATTGTTTTCTATTCCTGTTTTAGTCATACTAATCTGTTATTTTCTTAATATACATTTGGCAACTAACAGCAGTATCAAATACTGCACCTGCATTATATTGTGAAGTCAAAGCATCAACTTTCATCTGTAATGTCAAGTAATCATTCGCAGCTAATCTGGTTATAAAAGTTGTGCTTAACATAAAAGCCCATCCGCCACTCGCCGCTTGTCCTACTTCACTACCGATTATTTCCGTTGAACCATTTTTTATAACTCTAGCAAAATTAGTGTGTGGGTCGGTATCAGCAATACAATTTAATTTATAAGATACCTCATAAACCCCAGCTAAATCTACATATACACGCTCTGGATTTGACCCAGTATCGTGAGTTATATTATTCAGTTCAACTTGACCTGCTGTAAATTCAGCATTAACAAAAGTAGTGGATATGCCAGTTGTTGTTGCAGTTCTATAAACCATCCCAAAAACTGGTTCAAACCCTGCAACAGCATCATTAACTAATAAAGTATTGTTTTCTATTCCAGTTTTAGTCATATATTTATGCTAATATAGTAAATTTAATAGTGGCTAACCAATTAACAGTAGTAGCTGCTTTACCAGTTACTCTTACATCAACTGTTTGGTTTCCAGTATCTGCTACTAAATCACAATCCCAATCACTATCACTTTCAATAGTACTAATTGAGGTTGTTGACCCTTGTTGTGTTACATTTCCTGATGTATTGCGATAAAACAAGCCAGTCAGTTTATATTGAGCTCTATTTGCACCTGTGCTATCCACATTGGCAACAACATCAACTTCAATACTAACAATTTCGCCTTCTGCTAAATCTAAAGTATAAATATCAGTTACTGTGGCATCAGAAGTTTGTACATAAGCTATTTCTTTGGAGTTTAATCCATTGCCACCAGCTTCTTCTAACATTATAGGAGCAGTAGTAACGATTGCACCAGCACCTTTTGGAGCTATCGTTAAATTAATATCAGTATCTGATCCAGCAGTCGCAAGAGTAGCCCCAACACCAGTAGCTTCCGAAGTTAGCTTAACATAATTAACTGCATCATCATTAGCCAATAAGGCTGCTGAAATCTTATCACCAGAACTAGCTGTGGTTGACCAAATAGCACCAGTAACAGGCAGATGTAAAACACTACCGACCACTAATTCACCAGTAGTCTTTACCGAGCCAATTCCTTTGCCTTCTAAAGTCAAGTCAATATTAGTATCTGTTCCTACTGATTTAACAAGTACAGAACTACCAGTAACAGAACTATCAATTTGTAAATAATTAACTGCACTATCTACTGCATTTAATCCAAGAATATTTTTTACTCCGTTTGTAGGGCTGTCAGCTCTAATTAATTTATTCTGATAAAAGTCTAACTCACCATTTTCGCTGAATACAACAACTGGATTTGATGCATCATCATTCAAAGTAAATCCAGCTGATAACACAAACCCATCTGTTAGAATATTGCCACTTATGTTTGTTATATAAGTCATATTTTTATTATTTAATAAGCCATCCAAGCTGTACCAGTACAGTATATGGTATAGCCGTTATAATTAGCTGTTATTGATTTTGTAGCTGCTCCATCAATAGTTTCTGCCCCATCTGGATCAATAACAATATTATAAGTTGTGGCTGCACCAGCTTCATCTTTAATAACATAAATCTTCCCAGCACCAGCTGTTGCAACAGGAGGTAACGCTATTGTTCTTGATGCTGTTAAAGCAGTTACAGCAATTATATAATCGCTAACCAAAGCTGTATAACCAGTATCATTAACTGTTGTTCTTTTCATTGTTAAACCACCTTGAAAGTTCATTAATGCACCATCGGAAATCTGAAAAATAATGTTACCATTATCCCTAGCAACAAATATATCATCAGTCAATGCTCCGTTGTCGCACATTAACGCAGCAGAAGTATATGATGGTTCTGCACCTTGTAGCCCAAAATATCCACCAAGTCTAACTGAACTACCAGATGTATTCAAAGCAAAACCAGCTACACCGATATTTGTTGCACTTGTTTTATTATTTACAGCTAAACCCAAAAGCCCAATGTTTCTATTACCGCCAGATGCTTTACCATATAAACCAGCGTTTGATCCGACCGTAACACCATTTGCTTGAGCTAATAAACCATAATTAGCTTGTCCACCAACTACATAATTTGTGCCTGTACCAGAACAAGAGTTTACAAATCTGCCAGATGAATAAATTACATTAGCAGTACCACCAGCCAATAATTCCATATTAAATGGATATTGGTTGCCAACATTAGATGGAGTTACAGAAACATCTAACACTGTATTATAGCCACCAGATGCAACTCCCGGCATTGTACAACTTATTTCTAAAGCCCCTCTAGTATCATCTAAAGTTCCTGCTGTTATAACCATTCTTTCATCAAAGTGAGATAACCCATCAACCTCTAATTCATCAGTTACATATAAATCATTAGTAGTAGCTGTGATTTTATCTGGTGTCCCATTACCAATATTTACACTTGTATTACCACTAGCAGATCCCTGAATATAACCAGCAATAGTCATAATATCAACACCAGCATCTCCAAAATTAAAATTACCAGTAACAGTTAAATCACCATTAATAGTTACATCATGGTTAAAAGTACTTGGCGTACTATCTGCTGAATAAATTGGTGAATTCATCATATATTTGTTTTTATGGATTTTGTATAAATGTTACATATAAAACTGCTGTAGTCGCACCAGTAGCCAATTGATAATGTAAGTCAAGAAAATCAGCACCTATATTTAATGATCCACCTGATGGGATAAGTCTGCTATCTCCGTCAATGATATGATCAAAATCTACCAATACATCATCTCCTCCACTATTAAAAATTGATATACCTCTAATCATGGAGCCAAGTGTATGTGTTTGATCTGCAACACTAGCAGTCAACTTTTTATTTAATATTTTACCACTCATATATTTTTATATTACTATTTAACTATTTAACTATTGGTATTATTGTGCATCTGCAATTTGGATGTAATGGCGGAAATCCTATATCTCCATAATCTGCAATCGTTTCAGATCCATCACTTCCAATAATTACATCACCCTGATTAAAATAATTCTCTTTCAGTGGTATCTCTCTGCCATCCATTGGTCCACAAGTCGTACAAACCCTCTCATCCATAGCAGTCAACCAAGCCTTACCCTCTACCACTTTACTCTCTATATAAGCCTGTTCAGTAGCCCAATTAGTGGCTCTGATAACTTCTGATCTAGCAATTCTTTCAGATCTATATTTCTCCATTCCCACAAAAACCTCCTCAACTCTTTTTCTTAATTCCGGTATTCCCTCTCCAACTTCAATCCCATCAGCTAATTGTTTTCTTAAAATTGTATTAGTTTCATCTGTTACTGCACTTGAAAATTTAATTG